TCTTTTTTATTTAAAAATCTAAGAGCAATACCAAGAGGATTACCTGCTCTTTGCTCAGAGATTAATCCACCAGTGGATAAACCTTTAGGCATAGACCTAGCGGTATTTAATCTAGTTGATAGTAATCTTGCTTTAGCAATTCCCCAAGGAGATTGACCAATAGCAATATTAACCATTAAATCTTCAGTTGCGTTACGAAGAGCGTAACGAGGTCCAGCAAGGGTTAAGAATGACCAGGCTCCTGTCATTCTATCTACCCAGTCTTTATTGGCAAAGCCAAACATTTTCTGGATTAAAGTACTACGAGCTGCTGCTCTATCTATATCAACTATATTAGGTGCTGTAACCATAGGTGATAGATCTGAAACTATAAGACCTACTTGCTCACCATTTGCTAGTAGCGCAGGATTTTCTCCATTACGAGTTACTGCAAACTTTGCATTACCTTTACCAGTTAACCTGCGGACAATAATCTGTCCTGGCTCTGTAGCGTTTAAACCGCGAGCATCTGCAATAGTTGACCATAGTCCGTAGAATACATCTTTACGGCGAGCAGTATCATCAATAGAATCAAATGCTTGTGCAATTAACTTTGATTCATTTTGCGGTAATACTATACGAGCTAAACGATATATTTGATTTGAAGCATCTTTAGCAGTTACATCAAACATATCATCTCTGAATAGCGGAGCAATAGCAAACTTTGCTTTTAATCTATCAATACGATAAGCAATACCTGCTGAAGATAGACGACCTATTTTTTTATATTTAGCACCAGGTTTAACTGAATTGATAAGTTCTTCTCTACCACTAATTAAAGCCTCTGCAATACCATCATCTGTTAATGGAGCACCGTAAAAGTCATTAATTAACTTAGGTCCCATTTTATCTAAATTAAATACTTTATTTGCACTAGTTGCAAATGCAATACGAGTTTTACGTACAGCATCTAAACGAGGCATAAGCACTCGCTTGCGACCTATCTGGCCCTTCATCATTTCATCTAATTGTTTAGCATTTTGAAAAAATGCTTTAGCAGTAACTGCATTAGATATAGGAATATCCGCTTTATTAAAAGACTTAACTACGTCTGGACCAAGTTCTGGTGCTAGTATCTTTAAACGATTAGTAGCTTCTACTGCTGCTGCAGTATTTTTATCTGCTTGTGCTTTTCTTAAGTTAGTTAACTCAGCACCATATTGGTTCCAAAAATTAACTACTTTAGTATCTGCAAATACTGTGTCTACTTTATTTCCGCCAACTACTACATCTAAGGCGTACTTACTTACATCATAAAGTTTCTTTGCCTTACCAGCTACTAATAGTGGGTCAGCAAATATACGATAGGCAGCATCTACAAAACCTGAAATACCCTTATATAAAAATCCATTCTTAACCATATCGCCAGGAGTAACAGCATCTACTATATTGGCTACTGCTCTACCAGGAGAATATTTAGCAGCACTTACTGCATCAAGAGTATCTTGAAATAGATCCTGTTCTTCTTGTGTTCCAGCTTTTTTATAGGCTAAAGATAAATATCTTTGTTGCTCTGGAGTTGCTTCTTTTATTAACTGTGCTTGATCTTCACCAGAAGAAATACGCACAGCAATATCTACTGCATCTTTTCCATACTTTTTACGAGCATCTTCTAGACGATCAGTATTAAACTTTTTTTCACCACTAAGACCTGCTTCATTCCAGGCCTTACCTAAATCAACACCTTCTTCAACTGCAATTTGTAAAGTTCTTGCAACGCGAGTAGAGGTATCAGAAATATAATCAAGACCTTTTAATAAAGCTCCGCCGCTATAATTCCAAGCAGTACCAAACCAACCTTGTTTTGGTTTTACTTCTGGAGTTTCCTGACCAAAAGATTGAACAAGTGATTTTTGTTGATCTGGAGTATATTTAGTTACAGCTTTACTAGCTATATCAGGAGGTAAGTTAGATAACTCTCTATGAGCAAGAAGTTGCTTATTAAAGTCTTCTATCTGCTTACGTTCTGCTGCTGATAAACCTGAAGCATATGCTGCCGCTTTTAGATTTTCAGCCACTATTGACCTCTAGATAATGCCTGCTGATATAGTATTGTTATTTCACCAGTTTCATCATATGGAATAAGATCAACTAATATATCTGAAGTTTTACGACCAGCAAACTTAGATTGCATCATAAGTGCTTCTGGTCCAGCACCTGGCCCCATAGGAGCACCAGTCATAATATCTTGTGTTTTGTTTTGTGACTCAGAAAATATTGGAGTTACTGGTTGTATTTGAGTTAACGGATTAGCTGGTCTACCGCCAACATCATCTGCAATACCGCGAGTCTTTGACTTAGGTGCTGCTGTATTTAACATAGCAGTCTCTTGTCCTTCACCATATGAAGTAGATCCTAAATCCATATCTGTTCTCTTTGAGAACTTACCAGGACCTGATGCTCCTGCTAATGGGCCTCTAGCCATCTTTGTTCTCCTTAATAGTTTCTAAATCTTGTGAAAACTTCTGCCAAACTTTTGCTTCTTGGCTTTTTTGTTGTGAATTATAAACGCTCATATTGTGCAGATCTTCTGCCAGCGCTTCAAATGCGCTAATTAAATTTAATGCAAATCCTGTTATTACTACTAAAAAATCTGATGAACGAACTGGGCGCTGTAGATCATCATCCATAACGCCCAGCTCCTTTCTAAACTATTTAAGCCATCTTCTTTGTTGTCTTACCTTTACGGCCTGGTGCTGCATATCCGAAGAACACTTTTCCGCCTTCTTTTCCTGCTGGCCTGTTCTTGCCTTCAGTTGGCTTTGCGGTTGGTGCTGCTGCTCTTGATCCCTTATTCATTTTCCACCTCCTTTACGCTCCGCCAATGGCGGCGAGTAGTTGTCCGATATCTGGAGCTTGGCCAGTAGCAGGGGTAACTCCGCCTTGTGGTTGTCCTTGAGGCTGCTGCGAGGCAGGTGCGGGTGCCGCTTCTGCTACTGGAAGTTGTTGTGCGCCAGGTAGTGCTGGTGCTTGCGGTGCAACAGGTTCTGGTGCAAACGCTTTTTCTACTACTGTTTCTAAGGCTTGTCCTTTTTGACGGCCTTGGATTACTTCTGCGATTCTAGAAATGATTTGAGTTGGGTCTTGACCTTGGGAAGCAAGTGCGGGTATAGCTTGTGCATACTGAGCAACAGCAACCCTAAGAGAATCGCGCATCTCTTCAATGTCAACCCTTTGTTCTTCTTGTGTAACATTTAGATCTAGTGGTATCTCTCTGCGAACATAGTCGCGGCTAACGAGTTTATCTGAGCGCATCTGGAGAAGTGCGATGATTGCTCTATTAGGATCCATTCCAGACATAATTCCGTAACGGACATCAACTCCATACTCACCCTTGATATCTCTTGAAGGTGTGTACTTCATTGTGTAAGGAGTACCATCATCAGTACCCTTGATAGATTTAGTCATTGATCCAAAGATCTTCTCATCTACTTCAAAACATAGACCGATTACATCTTGGAACAACTTAGCAAACTGTGCTTGTGCTGCTTTGATCTGTGTATCAAAGCCTGCTTGTAATGCTTGAACACCGCGACCAGTAATGATAGAAGCATCTATTTGTCCTGAACGAGATTCAGGATATCTAGCGCCTAGTCGCAATTCTCTTTCTAGTACACCAGACTCTGTAAAGACTCCTACTGGTAGTTCTAGTGGAACTCTACGAATACCTTGTGGGTTAGCAGAACGCATAATTGAATCTGGTCCAAGTGCTAACTCTTGCACATCCTGTGGAATAGCAATAGGTGCTTGAATTGATTTTTCTGCTGCTTGAATCTGTAAAATAGCAAATCTTGCTCTAGCAAGTTGTACTGCTAATACATCATCAAACTGACCGCGAGCTTCGCCATCTAAAGATGAACGAACTGCAACGCGGGCTAAACACTTACCAATTGGGTTAGGTGTATTAGATAAAATTAAGTTGTTGCGTTCTGGGATAAAGAGCATATCTTGGTCTTTATCGTGGTAACGCATTACTGATAGATATGGTGATGCTGATTGGTAAACGCTACGAACGTTTAGAATTTCTCTAGCGTACTCAGGGAACTGTGCTGCTAAAGATTCAGCATCGGAAACTACAACCTGTGTTAATGAGATGGTACGACCAAAACGGTCAATCTCTGGATAGACACCGAAAGGATTAAGTAGTCGTATTCTAGGATTGTTGCCCTCATAATCCATCTCTACAAGAGCAGGTAACATACCGTAGGTATTAAACCAGTCAGCTCCTGAGTACATCTGTAATGGTAGATCAGATGAGGCTACGTAGTAATTAGCAATACGAGTTCTAATATCAGCAGCCTTGCGCTGAGTATCTGAAACCATATTAGTAGCTGAGCAGTTAAATGATGGCATAGGTGCCATTGCTTCTGCTAGGTCTCTTGCTGCTACATCAATAAAGTTAGCAACTAATGGTTTTGGATAATCCTCGGAGAACATAGAAGGATAAACCTTAGACATATCACCTTGACGTACTGACAGTACATCTCGCATACGTTGATCACGAGCTGCGTACTTAGTCTGTAGTCTAGTCGCTTTTGCTGCGATCTCTTTAACTGTTAGCAATTGTTCTCCCTTATATAAAGGTTCGTTGTTTTTCGTTTAGCATCTCATCTATATTGATGACTGTGCGTTTACGCTTCTCTGCATTTGATAGAAATGGATTTGTCATATGATGCTTAGCGTGGATACCTTGATTGAGCATCTCCCTTGCTCTAATCTCACAGAACCACAAGGCCATAACCATATCGGTTTTACCTTTAGTGGTAGGTGACCAAGTAATTAACTGCTCTATCAAAGACTTTACATTCTCAGTTTGATCACTAGGTAGGTGGATTAAATTATCTCTATGGTGTTTACCATCTTGTTGCTTAGTACCAAATAAGGTAGACATAGAGGCTACACCAAAGCCTGCATCCCATTTGTTATTACCAGTATGATGCTCTCGTAGAATAACACCTCTAGTTGCAAGGTGTGCTCTAATACCTTCATCTTGGGTTAAGAAAGATTGGAAGGCGTTACGTTCTACTACCCATTCGCTAGGACCGTAGATAGAGGTCCAGTTGAATATTAGGTCACGAATTTGTGCAGGTGTAGGGCGGGTAATCTTGATAGCATCTACGATGTAGCGTTTATGGTTAATGCGATCTATTGCATAACATACTGCTGCAGTATCTCCTACCATAGCTGGGTCTAAACCACAGACTATAGAAAAGCCATTTAAATCTTTTGGGTGACCAGGATGACCTGGGGTAAGCCGACCACTCTTACGCATACCATCAATAGAACCGCGAACACAGACAGGATCAAACACTGCATCATCAGAGATGTCTTGTTGCTGGTAAATGAGCGCCCAAGTTGAAGCATCCATACTTTGCCGTTCATTGAAAAGATTGCGCCCGTTCCATCTTGGGTATAAGCCATTTTCGTTTTTATCCGTTTCAGCTTGACCATCAAATGGTTGATCAGAGGCAGGCCATAGAGTTTCCCACTTGTTAGGATCCTCATCTGCAGTTAATAGTGCTGGCATTGCTAGGTAGGTCCAAGGTACTAAGCCACCTGGATATCTATCTGGGTTGCGTAGTTCTTTATACAGATCTACTGAGGCTACTCTAGTTCCAATGATAATTAATTTACCTGTTGGGTTAAGACGAGATCTAACATCTTGTGTTAGCCATTTGATCTGTCGTTCAAAGTCATTTGCGTTAGATAAGGTAACAGCATCATCTACGATGATCATATCGGCTCTCTTACCGTAGATCTGACCACCGATACCGACAGCTTCTATATTGGGATCTTTCTCAGAGGACTCTCTGAGTTCATCACCGAAGGTAACTCTAGTTGCTTGCCAGGATGCTGACTTAGATTTGAACCCAACCCCAGCAGCATAGGCAGTCTGTAATTCTTCATACATTGGATGTGTTAAACGTTGCTTAATAGCGTAGAGAAAGTCTGCTGCTAAGCGCTGGGTTTGGGAAACTATTAGGATACGAAAGTTAGGATTTTGGGCTACTTGCCAAGTTACATAATCAACTGTGATAGTTATGGACTTAGCGTGGTTAGGAGGTATGTTAATAAGGATGCGGTTATTACCGATACCCTTTTCAAACTTCATAGCTGGGTGTAGCCAAGAGGGTTCTCTACCCTCTATCACATCAACTAGATTTTGTTGATGGGGGAAGGTCTTGTTATGGAGGAAACGTTCTCTGAACTCTGCAAAGGATAGATCGTGAGCATCACCTGATGCGAACTGCTTGTCCTTAAGACCTAGCCTAGTTCTGTCTATCTTGTCTGCAAAGACCTTGTCAGTTCTACGATAGTACTCGTAGGTCTTCATAGATTTGCCCGCAGACTTACAAGCCTCTTCTATAGTGAAGGCTTCTGCGACACAACTTAAAATAATTCTCTTTGCGATATCTGCTGAGTTCTCAGCCATTAATCTCCCTTGTGGATAGTCCTGTGGATAACTCCACGAGATAACTTAACCTAGTGGGGAGGAAAATTGATAGTGGAGCGATCAATCTAATACACCTGCCGCGTAGTGTGTGTGTGCTGTTCGGTTCGCTTCACTTGAACGTTACGCTCCCGAACGAGCTACAGCGAAGTGAGGGGTAAAGCCTCGCTCGCCCTTAGGGGCATCGCGGAGGCTTCGCCGTAGCGATGACGGGTCGTAAAACTCATCACACCCCGTTTTACTCCCCTACTATATATAAGGCGGGAAAAATAGCACATTTCCCGTTTTCTCACAAAAAATCTTTATAAATGTGGTACACCTCACATACAAAGTATATCAAAACGGACATTACGGACTAGCTGGTTTCACTTTAGGAAATATATTTTTTTGGGGAGTACAGTAACATCCGCGCCCGTTTTTAACACTACGGGGTCGGTTATTGGCTCACTACAGCACACCCCTACCCCCTGCCCTGCCCTGCTTAGGTATTGGTAAAGAATAGAGGGCGGTCTACCCCTCCGGCTATGGGTTACCCTCCCCTATTAATTAATAACCCACCAATAACCGGCAGCTATCTATTAACCGTTAGGCCTAACCCTTGCAGCTCACCGGCCTACTCTCTACCGATACCAGGACCGCGCCGGCCTAACCTATCGCCCGGCCTATTAGATACGACACGCCGGGCAGCTCTTTATCCCTTAGAACTTGACTCTATACGGTAGCGTACGGTATAAATATCCAGTGGGCTAATAGGTAGCTCACCAATTAATGGAGGTTAGATTATGGTAGTAATCGGATTTATCACCGGCGCACTATTACCGGTTTATTTATACGTACTCATTGGTACCGGGCAGATTAGCTTAACCCTGCTTAACTTGATCGGTGTAACGCTTATTAGTTTATTAAGTGTTAGCGTAGTGGTAGGAATAGCTGCCCTCTCTACTAATAAGGGCGGCAACTAATGACTAATAGATCTAAGTACTTTACCCGCTTAATAGATAGTGCTACCGGTGAGCTATTGGTTAGCGCCGATTTAACACCGGCGGCCACTAAGAGAATAGTTAAAGAGTACGCCCGATTTGGTTATGAGCTAACGGTGACCATCTAATGAGTATTAAATGCGATTCTTGCAATAATAGAGCCGCTTATACGGTGAGCGGCTATTATTTGGCGCACTACTTTTGCGCCCCTTGCGCTGCTAGCTTATGCCTAAGTCAAGGCGACACCGTAGGCGCTGCTAAGTTTATCGGTCAATAGTGTTGACCTATCGCCTACCGGTGCGATACGGTAGGCGGTGGGATTCCACTAATGGGATCACTAACTAAGGAGAAAATAGAGCTATGAGTACCATTACAGATAAAGCAAGCTGTGCAGATCTAATAGCCGGAGAGCTTAAGGATAGAGAGCAACAGTTGAAAGATCTCTACACCGCCGCCGATGATGGTGATGATGATGCAAGAGAGCAGATCTATGAGATGGCCTACGGTATAGATAAGCGGGAGATTTACAGGGTTATTTGGTCCGGTGGTGGGCCGGCGGATCACTTAGAGTTAACCGTATCCAATGGCGATTTATTGGAGGTTAACTACGTTTACCAGGACTGGTACGATGGCGCTAGGTTAGCGGTAGATGAGGACTCACCGGCCTATCGTTACGCCTTAGAGATCTTAGAGATGATGGCGCAATGAGATCGCGCCTATATTATCGGACCCGCCTAATAGTGAGAGCTTTATTCTGGCTAGGTGTCGCCGCTTTATTCTGGTTTATTAGTTCCCGCCTATGGTATACGCCGGCGGGTTATTGTGTCGGCGATCTAGTTAGCTGCAATTAATTGGTGGCGTATTATCGCCGCCGGCCTAAGATCCGGCGGCGGTAATCTCCTACCAATGAAGGATTAGCGGGCAGATCGCCGGCTAATGGGTAAGAGAGTGAGA